GTGCCGCATTGTCGGGCCCATCGTCCGCGCCAAGTACACGCAAGTCATCCAGGGTCGCAATTACTTGACCGTGCAGGGCGCCCAGGCGATCGCCTCGTCGCTCGGCTACACCAGTGGCACTGCCAGTCTTCGGCACGTCGAACCGACGGAAAGCGTTGCCGGCTACTGGGAAGCGACCTGCACGGTCTTGTTGAATGGCGTCATCGTGGGATCGGGCATTGGCTCGGTCTTCGATGACGAGCGCCCGTGGAACACCCGGCCACAGTTCGCCAGGCAGATGATGGCGCAGACTCGCGCCACTGGTCGCGCCTTGAAGGGCGTCATGGGTTGGGCGTTCGCAGCGCTCGACTACGAGGGCAGCATCGCCGAGGAAATGCCTGAGGAAGCCACGAGGATGCCTCAGGACGCGCCCGCGCCTCGCAAGGCACTCGCTGCGCCATCCAAGGCGTCGAAGCCCGCAGAAGGCAAGCCTGAGCCTAAAGGCGACCGGCTCCAAGTACGCGGCATTTGTGTCGGAGTTGATCCAAAGACGGCAAAGTCGGGAAAGGAATACTGGCGCGTAGGGCTTGAGGCCAACGGCGTCGAATGGTTCACCTCGTTCTCGGCGGTTGATCCGGACATCATCGGCAAGTTGATCGCGCTCCAACTCAAGCCCTGGCAAGACGGATTCTTGATCGTGGACGTCCAGGTGGTGGTGGAAGAGGAGGTGCCGTTTTGACCAACCCACAACCATCGGAAGTTTGGCGCTGCGGAGCGCTCGACGGCACCCAAAAATTGGTGTTGTTGGCGATTCTTGACTACGGACGCCTGGCGTACCCTCGGCAGGCAGTGCTGGCAGCAAAGTGTGGCATCAGCAAATCGACTTGCCAGCGCACCGTTGACGGATTACGCGCAAGTGGCGTCCTGACAACGACTACTAAAGGAAAGGCGCTTTCGTACCGCGTCAACTTGACAGGGCAGGAGATACCTCAATCTGACGTTTCACGAAACGTCAATCTGACGTCGGAGAAACGTCAAATTGACGTTTCTAGCGAAGTCAAATTGACGTCGGGATCCTATCTAGCCAAGTTAACTAGTCCACCTAACCAGCAAACGGCTACCGCCGTGAGCGGGTGGGAGGTTCAAGATGACATAGCAAACCGGATCAAGCAACGTGACCCGAGAGCGGACATCAAGAGCCACTGTTCGGTCTGCCGGCGGGTACTCATCTCGCACGGTCTAAGCGACCGTGACGCGCTGGGCGCATGGCGGCTCCTCTTGGAGCATTGGGCCCGAAGCGGCAACGACGCGTACAGCACACTGAAGTTCCACACCGAGAACCTGGGAGGCGCACGTGACGTCGCCAAGGTTGTCTTACATCGCTTGCAGGGAGTCGCATGACACAGCCACAGAGCCTCGAAGATCAGATCCTCCAGCAAGTGCTTGTGATCCAAGCGCTACGCCTACGCATTGCTCGCATGGAGTCGATCTACACAACGCCACGAACCATCCGATCCACTGGGCAGAATGGGACAACCGAGGACACACGCCACCAGCGTGACACTATCGAGGAATACGGCCCCATTACGCCACGTTGTGTCACGGATCAGGAAGTCGACCAAGCGGAAGATGACGGAGCATGACTAACTCACGCATGAAGGGTAAAAACGGTGAATTGGACGCTTGCCGTGCGCTGGAGAAGTTGTTCCCATTCAAGTGGGAACGTACTGCCCAGCGCTATGGCAAAGGCAAAGCCGACATCGAGGCACAGTGCAACTGGAAGATCCATGTTGAGGTAAAGCGCAGAAAGACAGGCTATTCGTACGTGTATGGGCGCTTGAAGAGCGACAATCTCATTGTGAGTGGAAGCCTCTTGATTTGCCGGCTAAGCAAACTGCGAACGGTCATGGACGATGGCGTTTGCTTGCCCAATGTTGCACCTCGATGCGCTGGCCTTGAAGACGCAATGTTGCAAGCGCGTACTGATGCAAGGGTAGGGTGGTTACCCATTGTGCTTGCCAGGCAAGACGATGAGGAATGGCTATTAGCGTGGAGGGAAGAGGTAGATACGCGACTCATGGAAGAGGTACGCACATGGCTAGGCGATGGCGATACGAAGGTGGTATAGGCAAACCTATCAGCATGATCAACACCATTCGCTCACGCGGTGGTACATGGACACGCATAGCCAAAGCACATAAGGCTGTGCATATGTGCTGTGCTGTATGTGGTGCGGTGGCTGACCTTGAGACAGATCACATCATCCCATTGCATCGCGGTGGCACGAATGATTGGAAGAATTTGCAGTCATTGTGCCGCACACATCACGTTATTAAGACTACGGCGGAAATTTGACCAGGCCCCGTCATAGGGCCGAGGGGCCTATACCCGCTAAGGCACCGCGGTGTGGATCCACGAAGACAGACGCAAGACGTAAACACCTGAAACGACCGCCGTTATGCGCCGACCTAGCCGACGCCTACGCCGAGTCGATCGCCAGCGGAACCGCCGTCGCGAATCTGCGCATCGTCGACTCGTGCAAGCGCTATCTAGCCGAGCGTAAAGCGCCGGCCGCGCACCAGGTGTGGTGGGATGAACCACGCGCCGAAGACGCCCGAGCGTTCGCCCGCAAGTGTGGGCAGGGCGTGGAAGAGGACGCCGGGAAACCACTGGAGTGGATGCCGTGGCAGTGCATGGTGGCAATGATCTTGCTTGCCCGCCGGCGCGTGATTGCCAAAGTGAAGACCGACACGCCGGCCACGAAGGCGCTGCTGCTGGTGGTGGCCCGCGGCAACGGGAAGACCGAGTTCGCGGCATCGATGATCATGGCAGCGATGCGCGACACCAGCACTAGCCTGGAGTTCTCAAGCGTGGCGCCGGATGGGCGCTTAGCACAGAAGACTTTCGAGCGGATGCAGACCATGTGCCGCACGCTGGCGCTAGATGACTCAGACAAAGACGATAAGGGATGGACGTCCTCAGGTGGCTCGACGCCGGCGCACCCAGGCAGAGTGCGCCACGGTGGCAACCGGTACATCTCTTTGCCGTGCACCGACCGTGCGCTTGACGGATTGACCACGCGCTTGATCGTCGCGGACGAGACAGCGCGCATGGACAAAGCGTTTGGGCGCTTGCTCACTGGGCTTGCCAAGTTCGCCACGTCGCAACTGTTGGCGATCACAACGCCCGATCCGGAGCAGAAGACGCGCCCGATTTGGGGCTATTGGCAGGCTTGCGAGGCTGCAATCACTGACGGAACGCCCTATCCGGCGGGCTGGTGGCCCATGATTTACGGTCTAGATGCCGACGATCAGGCTTCAGACCCTGCCGTATGGGCGAAGGCGCACCCAGGTTTGGGAGTCATTGTCGACCCGACGCAGTTGCAACTGGCCGCGCAGACGATGCTAAACACCGGCGACCCGGTTCAAATCGCCGAGTTCGAGACGCAGTTGGCGTGCAGATACCACGAGATTGCAACGACCGACATCGATCTTGCGGTGCTTGAGCGGCAGATGGTGGACTGCGATTGGAATCGATTGCGCGGTGCGCCGGCGGTGATCGGTCTTGACCTGAGCCGCGGTGGCTACGGCAGTCAACTCGACTTGACGGCGCTCACGATCATGGTCGTCGATGGCGGCATCATTCGTGCGCGGAACGTGTGCTGGTGGGCGGGCACAGACATCGCGCTCGACGAAAAGCGCTGCAAGAATCCGCTACAGGTGTGGATTGAGGCAGGACATCTGCGCCGAATGCCTGGTGAATGGCAGGATATGAGCATTGTCGAGGCTGAAATTGAGCACTTGATGACGCTTTACGACGTGCGAAAGATCGGCGTAGACCCGCATCCAGCGCAAGCGCGAGACATAAAGCGATGGCAGGATCGCGGCTGGCCCATCATTCCAGTCGATCAGAGCATCCGAACGATGGCTCCAGCGTGGAAACTGTGGGGCGATCTACTCAAATCCAAGCAACTTTTTTACAACTCGCCTGATCCGGTACTCACGTCCGGTCTAAACAACGTGCGACTGATCCGCGACAACGTCGGCAACACGCGACCAGTGAAGGGACGCAGCGCCGGCAACATGGACGTCATCGTCTCCGGCAACATGGCAGCGCTTCTGATGGAACATCACCAGGTGCGTGAGTCAACCGGACTGAGCACCAGCGCTTGCCCGATTGGTTAAGAGTGCAAGTCTGAAATAATCGCTTGACAACGCGAGGCACATTTGTTCCATGCGTTGCAGTGAGCATCTTCGCACGATTCTTCGGTTTCAAAAGCGGCGTGGTTGTCTACGCACGTCCGGAACCACTGGCAACGCCAGCGCCACAGCATTTACCCGCTGTCGTTCGTGCTATGAACCTCATCAGCACCGACTTGGCGCGGCTCCCGTTCTCGATCATTGACTCGCAAGGCCAGGTGGTCGACTCGCCAATCACGCAATTGATGACGCGGGAAGCCTCGCGCTGGCAGTCGGGCTTTGAGTTCCGACGCTATTTGACTACGTGCGCGCTTGATTCGGGCAACGGTTTGGCACTCATTCGCCGCGATTCGTCGGGCACCGTCGCTGAATTGCAACCACTTCCGAGCGGAACGTCCACGGTTGAACTGACCGAAGAGGGTGTTCAGTACCGCTTGGGCGGGAATCTCCTCAAGGCAGACCAGGTGCTGCACCTTGGTTGCTATCCGGATCCGCTGTCGCCGAGTTGGTACATGTCGCCGATGGACGCTTGCAAGTTCGCCATGGAACTAGCGGCAGACCAAGACGCAGCCCACAAATCTTTGATCCGCACGGGCAGTACGGGAAAAGTGAGCATCTCACATCCGGGCGCGATGTCCGATCAAACGGTTCAAGCCATCCGCGACGCCTGGCAAACCATGCACGCAACCGCGGAAGGTGCATCGCGTCCGCTGATCCTGCGCGAGGGCATGAAGGCCGAGCGCATCAGCGCTGAATCAACGACCACAAGTTTGGAGTCGCGCCGATTCTCTATCCAAGAGATCGCCCGCGCATTTGGCGTACCGCCCGAGATGCTTTACCAGCAGGGCGGTGGTGCGCTGTCCTCACAATCAGAAACCGCACGCGCCTACGTCGATGGCGCGCTAGCCCAATGGGTGACAGCGTGGGAGTCGGAGATCACGCGAAAACTCTGCGGGCCCGGCGAACACGCAAGGCTCGATACCGACGTCCTGCTCCGCGGCAATATGCGCG